GTCTTGAGCTTCATTTTGGTAGTTGGAACAGGTGAGGTAACGCCTGATCTCTTTGGTGGTTGGAAAATGATCGAGAGGAATGTCTGGGATGAGCAGATCTGGTGATTCTCCGAATGTAAGGGAGAGTCCAGCGCGGTTAGGCGTGTATCCTCGATCTTTGTAGTATTGGTAAATCTCTTTCAGAACCCACATTACGCGTTTGTGATTGGCACAACTTGCATAAGCAAAACCAATGGCTTGGGCCATTGTGATTTCGGGAGTAGGATCTCGAGCTTTGGTGTGATAGAACTGCGCTAACATAGTGATTTCGTCTCTGTGAGGGAAACCGTTATGGTTGCGGTAAGATAGAACTTCACATCCGTTGAGCTGATTGGAAATCTTTGACTTCTTGACATTGATGGTTGCGTTGAAGTAGTATTCTGCGAGTTCGACTAGTCGAGACATAAATCTTTCATGACTGTCTTCGGGTATGAGGGTAGTCATTCTGATTATTGAGTCATCGCCTTGAACTTTGATAATACAATAGTTAGGGTCGAAGCTTAAAGCACTCAAAAGAGTGGCTAGCATAGTATAGTTATACCATGAGTCTAGCAGCTGAGTGATGAATAGGCCAGAAGGTATTCCGGCGAAGCGTCTTCGGTACATCCTGCCATCAGGTAAGATGATAGGTGCCTGGAACAGGTTTTCGAGTGTCCAGATATAAAGTCGCTCTAATCGATCAGCGTTCGTGCGATTCCAATTAGGATGAGATGGGACTGCGTGTGTTGGAACATAGCCTTCGTCGAAAGTGAAGAAGGGTCGGGTTGCTTGCATGATGCGGTAGAGAAGCGGGAAATAAGCCCGTTTGTCGAAGCGTGACCAGTCCAATGTGAGGAAGGATCTTTGTAGTAGGCCACAAAATAATATGTGGTTTAAACGGATCCATCCGCCAGTAAAGGTTTCAAAACCCCATAGCATGGGAGTGATGCCAGGATTAAGCTTGATCCAAGCAATATATTCCCAGTATATCATAGTTTCAGCTATGATCCAGGGTTTGGAAGCGCCCCATATGGTGCGCATTTTGTTTGGGTCATCCTTTTTGACAATTGCAGTCTTTGTGTGTAGTAGCATGGGAAAGATAAATTTGTTGTAGAGGTAACCAGAGGTCTTGAGTCCAGTACAATCTTTAAAACCTGATTTGATGACGTGATGCCAGCGGCGTGTCCAAGAGAAAATCATTGACTTCATATAGCCAAATTTTGGTGGAACAACTGTGCGGATCAGATCGTGTGATTCAGTGTTTGGGTGACGACGGAAAAAGTCGTATTTATCTATGTGTTCATACTCGTGTTGTTGGATGAATTCTCCAAAGGTTTTTCTCATTCTGAGAAAATATTCGTCAGTTGAGAAGGGAGGTTCAGCATTGACATTCCATTTGTATGGATAGCTCGATTGTACATCCAGTAGGTGAACTGGTTTGCAGGGTCGAGGCGGTCGGTAAGCTTGAACCATGCTGTTGATGCCATGTTCGACGTGATCGTCGAAAGGTATTTCGAACGGTTCGACATCTCCAGAAAAGAAATCGGATAGTATAGAGTCGTAATCTATATCAGATCGTCGATATTCGGAGGTAATTTGTCGAATTTCACTGTCATAAAGATAGTGCTCGAAGGAACGTTTGAGTGTGGCTTTGTGATTTTGTATCGCAACGTCATTAACTCGGAGTATCCCAGGAGGGAGAGAGTAGTCTCCAATGTGTTCTAGGTTGGCAGAAGCATTGAACCATTTTGGTAATTCTAAGTAAGCACGGGTTATGTCGCCCATTTAAAGTAGGTAGCAATTTTACAGAGCAGTCGAGTTTCGTCTTCGTATTATGAATCTGAAAAACTTGGGTCGTGGACTGTTG